TCATGGAGTCGGGCCGGTCGTGGCGGTCGAACGGCGATCGCTGGCATCGCCACACCTGGGCGCCGCTCCCGGACTCGCCCGCGGACGAGACGTTCCAGCAGAGACAGGCGCTCACGCGCGATCTCAAGGCCCTCGGACACCAGGAGGAAGACTAAGGACGGATCCGAACGAGGAAGTCTCCCACAACCAGAGAGGACAGATGCGGTTCAAGCTACTCGCAGGACTGGCGGCGCTCGCTGTGATGGCGTGCTCGAGTGATCCGGTGGCGCCGACGGTCACGCCGGTCGAACAGCCACAGCCGAGCCAAGGGATGGTGGTCGTCGCTTCGCAGAAGATCAATCAGATCCAGCGACCGAACATGGAGATCTACACCGACGTGATGGTCCCGAACACGTCGGTCGTGCCAGACAACACGTCGCCGGCGACGGCGTGCGACATCATGCGGAAGTCCGTGCTCGCGAACACGGTCTCGGACCAGAAGCAGAAGATGGTGTACGACGACTACAACGTGCTGCAGACCAATCCGGTCCGCTATTACAACGGGTTGGTCGTGACCGGTCGCCTCCGGATCGAGTTTCGGGGCTATGTCGGCTACTACAGCGGCCAGCCGATCCAATGCGTGCGGGTGGAGAAGGTCTCCTTCGAACGCGCGCGGTACTATCCGATCAAGCCATTCCAGCCAGCGGATCCGCCGACGCGGACGTGGATCGGGCCACAGGCCAACAATTGGGGATTCTGTCTCGGAGTCGCCTGTAATGGCGCTGGTGCCAACTTGCACGTCCAGGTCGAAGCGCGGTGGAATCGCTACTGCGAGATGGACATCTCCGTGTCCAACTGCTCGCAGACGATCTACCTCGGGAATCTTGTCTGGGAGCTACCGGCGGGCGGCTACATGGACACCGGCCAGTGGGACGTGGAGGTGCGCGCGAACGGGTACTGGACGGCGTGGAATTACGGGGGCAATCCGCTCAACGGGATCGGTCCCGACGCACAGATGTTCGGATACTGGCAATGGGGTCCGAGTCGGTATTACCTCATCGGTGCGTGGGGGATCAGCACGCACGCGGACTTCAAGGCGTATGACGACGGTATCGCGAGTTGGAGATGTTGCGGTCTCTAGAGGATCCGATCAATGACGCATCCGCCGATTGATTTCGACCAGCTGGAGATCGATCCCGATCGGCTCACGCGGTCGCTCGTTCTCCAGGTCACGCCGATGGAACACGTAGACCTGGAGACGGGCGAGCTCATCGCCATGAAGGGGTGTTACTACGTGACGCCCGTGAGCGACGAGGCACGGAAGCACGGGATCGAGAACTACGCGGTCGATCTCTACTCGCCGGACGTGCCGCGATGTACGTGCGGGGATCACACCTTCCGGCAGGTGATTTGTAAGCACATGCTCGCGTGTCTCCTGTACGAGAGCCAGTCCAAGGTCGTGGCGGCGCTCGCCGCCGAGATCCGGTCGCTTGCTCCCAAGCCCGACTAGCGACTGTCACCATTACACGCTATTCTGTCCGTCCCAACCGAACGTACCTTCACTCGCCACGGAGGAAGCCATGACCACAGCAGCACCAGCAGCAGAACCCACCACGACCGGGACCGTCGCGCTCGCGACGTTCGTTCCGCCTGAGCGTCCGATACGACGCCCGTTCCTTCTCCCGACGACGGATCTCATCTTCGCGCGTTGCGCGCTCGAGAACACGCAGAACGATTACGAGAAGGCCAAGGCCAACGCTACGCTGCTGGAGACGCGGAAGGTTGCGCTGGCCGAGGATCGGGAGGCACTCAAGGCCGAGCTCCTGTGCGAGATCGCGAAGACGTCCTATGCGTCACAGGCGGCACAGAAGCGCGCCGAGGATTACGCGCTCGCGAACGACACCGCGCTCAAGATCATCGAGCGCCATGAGGCCGCGATCCGCCTGGTGATGCCCGAGTACAACGAAGACGTCTCGGTCTTCCGGCACCGGATGCTCTCGCTGCGCGCGAACCTCCGGACGTGGGGCGGGGAGGAAGAAGACTGATGCCGCTCCCGACGCGCGAAGAATGGGACATGGTCAACTTCGTGGCGAAGACGGTCGTCGCCGCGCACCTGTTCCCCAACCTCCTTCCGGATCCCGTTCCGGAGGGAGGGTTCCCCGGTGAGGGGATCCACGCTCGCGCCGTGCTCGCGATCGTCGCCTCGCAGGAATTGGGACTCTCGGTCATCGATGCCATGAACCGTGTCCGGTTCACGAAGGACGGCACGATCGAATTCGTGCCCGCGGTCACGGCGTCGTTCACCGAAGCGCTCGCGGCCACGATCGCGTCCGAGCAGAAGGACGCACAGAAGCAGAAGGACGCGCAGAAGGTGGTGAGGGAGGCCGCGGATCCGAACCGCACGGCACTCGCCAATCGGTTCGGCGGTCTCATCATCCCCAAGGGGTTCGTTCCCGAGGGCAAGGTGCTTCTCGATTGCTCGGTTGGGGAGCTTGCCTACTTCGTCAATGAGTCGCGGAAGAAGGGCGCACACAGCAAGCACCGGGAAGCGGCTTGGGAGCTATTGTCTATCCGACTCCCGAACGCCTCGGCGCTCGATCTCGGGAAGCTGGCGCGGTGGATCGTCGCCAATCCCGACGTCCGCGAGAATTTCCAGGACGTCTTAGTGATCGCAGAGAAGCGACTCCAGGATCTCGGAGAGCAACATGCTGAACGATAAGGACGTGGTCGCGCTCATCGCCGGACAGGTCTACAACGCGCAGGTGATCCTGAACGACAATCCGCTCGGCGAGCCGACGGTCGAGTGGTGCGTCGAGAAGGCGTATGAGATCCACACCGCAGCCGCTGCGCGCGTGGTGCGGGGGGAGACGCCGGAGGCAGAGAAGTGAGCGCGTGGAGAGATGTCAGCGCGTGGAGAAAGGTATCGTTCGCCGAGATGGTGACGCGGGTTGCCACTAACCGCGCTCCGGACACGGCGCCCGAGACCGTTGATTACCGACGTGTCGAGGGAGCCGACGATCCGATGTTCATCGTTGAGGTCGTCCGCTTCCCGCACATGGGTGGTGGCGAGATCTATGCGGCGTTCGGATACGAGTACGATCCAGCGTACACGCCAGGAGTCGAGGCGGTCTTCTACGTCCGGGAGGATCCATTTTGACGAGAGACCGCGGACCGCAGCCTTTCATTCCCCGGACGAACCACGTCGTCACCGTGACGCTCACGCCCGAGATCCTTGACCGGACTCGGGCGTTTGCCGAGCGGATCGAGCTTGCCAACCGCAAGCGGAAACGCAAGAACGTGCAGGGGCTCACGGCCAAGGGGAAGGAATCGCTCGCGCTCCGGGTCCGCGGACTCTCGGGTGAGGCGGCGCTCGCGAGCTACCTCGGGATCCCGCCGGTCCGGTTCGCGGACGAATGGCGATGGCGACCAGACGTCCTGTGCTTCGACTGCATCACGACGGACAAGGCGCACGGATCGCTCATCATCACGCCGCGCGATCGCCTCGACATGATGAAGGTCTTGGTGATCGATCGCTCGCCGGTGTTCCACCTGTGCGGGTGGTATCGAGCCGGAGATGCCAGGCTCGAGGCCGAGCGGTCGCACAGCGAATGGTGGCGGACCGAGCGCGAGAAGGGTGGGGCGTGGTACGTGCCGCAAGCCTTCCTGCGTCCGCTCTCGGACGATGAAGCGCAGCACGCGCTCGCGCCCTATTCACGGCAGTGGACCGGGACCGAGTACAAGGATCTCACGCACGTCCGACAGGTAGAGCCGACCGAGGCATCGCCGTTCTGGCATGACTTCCTCGCCTCACGACCGAAGACACTGACGCCCGTGGACGCCGAGACGGGCGAGGTGATCACCGACTGGCGCGAAGTGCTCCGCCGCGCCGGCGCCGCACCACCGGAGCACTCACCACCGACCGAGGACGACGCATGACTAAGAACGGGAAGCGTTCAGGGAAACGCGCACCGACACCAGCGAAGTCAGGTGACACGCTGGACAACCTCCCGACCTTCAACCTCTCGCGCGATCTCTACGAGAGCGAACGGAAGGAGATCTATACCGGGATCTTGCTCCGACTGACGGAGCTCAAGTCGGTTCGGAAGAAGGTCACCGACGCGCTCGGGATCCCCGCCGAGCAGGAGAAGGACGTCTCGCGGGTGATCGCGCTCTACGAGGGCGACACGGGGATCCTGGCTCTCTTCCAGAATTCCGGCGAGGAAGAGGAATACACCGCAGCCGAAGTGAAGAAGGGTGGGAAGGATCATCGGCAGCGCGACATCCCGTTCAGCGCCGTGCCGTCGGAGTCCACGCCCGAGACGCGCGCCTCGACCGAGCCGGTTGGCGTGAACGCGATCGATAGCTTGGTCTCGGCGATCGCGCCGCACGCGCCGTCGGACATGGATTGGGATGCCTTCCGTCGCCATGTGGTCGAGATGTCGAGCGACGAGCGGACGCAGGTCCACGAATACGCCGAGCGCCGCCATCAATTCGACAACTTCCCACGGGCCGCAGTCGATAGCCTCCCGTTCGTTCCGGCCTTCCTGCACTCGCTGTTCGTGGATCTCTCGCCCGCCTATGCTCAGGCCTTGGGCGGTCGTGAGGATGTGCTCTACAAGACGGACATGGAGCGCGCGATGGCGCGAGCAGCGGCCAAGAAGAAGGCCGACTCGGACGCTGCGCCGGACGTCGAGACGCTGACGGGGAAGCAGCTGGCCGCGCTCGAGGCGATCGCCGCCGGCCACGCGGGCACGGTCGCGGCCTCGATGTACCGGAAGGTCACCGGCATGGGCTTGGTCGTCGTGAACATGAACCAGGAAGTCGTGCTCACGGGCCGCGGGAAACAGGCGCTGGCGACGGGTGTAGTGCCAGCGCTCCCGAAGACGGCGGTCGTCCCGCCGCCGGTCGTGACTGCGGAGCCACCGCCCGAAGGCCAGACGCCGCCACAGGGTGACGCGCAGGAGGCCGCAATCGCGGTCGAGGGTAACGCGGGCACTGTCGCGCCGGTCGATCTCTCTACGCCAGCATTGGACGCGTGGGAGAAGGATCACGTCCGGACCGAGGGCGAGGAACCCGTCGCGTCTCTGACGGCGATCGCACAGCAGGAAAGCAAGTAGCTACGCTCTGGAAGACGGCGGGGGGCGATGGGCGCTCCCCGCTTCTTGTCTCGCTTGCCCCACAAGGATACCACGCACATGGCCTCCCATGTTCGCGCACTCACCACCTGGAGGAAGGACGCCGCGCTGCTGCGTCTCGCTGATCTCCTGAACGTCGCACCCGTCCACGCTTACGGCATGATCACCGCGCTCACGGCGCATCTCATGGAGCAACGGAAGTGCGGGGATCTCCGCTCCGTCCCGAGCTCGGAGATCGAGCACGCCGCCGGATGGGTGGGAATGCCGGGACACTTCGCCTCGACCGTCGTCAATTCCTACGTCGATGGCCGCGGGCAGATCCTGCACTGGATGGAGACGGCGTTCCCGATCCTGAAAGACCGCGAAGCGAATACCGCCCGGGTCAACGCGTACCGGAAGAAGATGCGCGAGCAGCAGAACCAGGCTGCAGACGACTTCGTGTCCGGGACTGGCGGCAACGGTGCAGCATCGTTATCCTCTGCATCGTCTACTGCGAATCAATCAGCCGCCTCGCCAGCACCACGCCGAAACGCCGAAGGACCGGACGCCACTCGCGTTCGACAATCCTCGCCTAAGTCGGCACCCGAGACACCAGCGTCACCCCGTACAAGCTCGCCCCGGACTGTAATGGGTGACACGTCACC